ATAGTGGTTTTCCTCAAGCCAGCCTATAAGAGCCTGTACTAACGCTGATACACCAGCACAAACTATATCCTTGCCATACTCCCCATAGTTAGCGTGTCCTAATACAGTTAAGTTGTGTATGTTTTCATTGACTGTATATTTCGCTCTAACCATTGTTCATATCAGGGTTAGCTCTTTCTGCTAACCTTTCTCCATAGCTTGTCATTGTCTCTGTCTGTGCCTGTTTCTGTGCCCGTCCCATTCCACCGCCTGTCTTTACCTTCGGTGTTGGTTTTGCTCCACTTGGTGCTCCGCTTGGTACACCTATACCCATAGCACTCTTCAGCATTGTAAGTTCTTGCATAAGCTGATTAACCATATTCATAAGAGTTTGACCTTGCTGTACCTTTTCCTTAACAGCTTCTATGCCGTCAAAGTCCATAAGTTCAAGGGCTGTCATAGACTGCTCTGCCAACTGTGGATTGAAAAATCCCATATTATACATTTCCTTTGCCAGCTCGTTCTGTGCCATCTTTGAATATGGCGACCTCTTTTGAGGCTTGATAACGATGTCATATACAGGCTTACGAAACAGCTCTACATATCCTTCTTCATCCTCCTGCCCTACATAAGCTGGAGGAATAGCCTCGCCCTGCATCATCTTATTGTTAAAGTCAACAAACTCATACTTACCTGTCTCTCCTGTAATACGGAAAGACCTTGTTTCATCATAGAACTGTCTCATCAATTCAATAGCAAGGTAACATTCTCTTGTATATGAACGATAAGAAGCTGAAATCATATCTCGGCTCTGTTTGTTTCCTGCTTCCTGAAGTGCCGCTATCGCCGCCGCCGCAGTTACACCACCAGAGGTTGAGCCTTGAGATACATCTCGGTTAGAAGATGTCTCCTTAAGCTCGTCTATCTTCATTTGAAGGATATTTAAGGCCGCACCGCTTACTTGCTGTATATCAATTTGTCTTATGCGTTCCTTGTCAATATCTCCCTCAACAAATACGATGTCTTTTGTATCATCCTTGAACTCGTCAAGGTTAATGCCTATATTCTTTTTAGCGAAAAATCTTGGCTTTGTAGCCTTGATAGTGTTCTCTAATATAACTTGCTGGAGCTTGTCTATATACATCTGTGGCGACTTCATAATTGCGATATATCCGAAGCCTACAGGTGTACCTTCTTCTGGGAAGAGTACATCAAACTCAACAGGATATAAGCCGTGATTATAAAAGCCGTTTTCAGCGTATTCAGGCTCATTCTCTGATGCAAACAATATCTCATCGCCTACGAACTTACAGAAGTGTAATACTGTCTTTCCTGCTGTATTTCGTTTCTTGTAATACCAATCCACTACTACAGACTTATTTGATACATCTACTGTGTCGTCATATACATATTGCTTTACATCAATAACCTTACCGCCATTCTTACCCTTAAGCTGTGGGTATTCCTTTTCAAGTAAGTCATTATCCTTAAGTGAAACAATAAATAAGTTACGGCTGGACTGTATGTTGGTAATACCAGCTTCCCAGAAGATATTGAGCATATCGACAAACTGACAATCAATATCCCCTAAACCTTCTTCAAGCTCTGTGTTCCAAAATACACCCTTTGCTACTACGCCATGCTTGAGCTTATACCAAGCAGAGTCAGAGAATGTCTCCTCATAGTTGTTTCTCTCAAACACTACAGGAAGAATAGAAGAGAGCATCTTTGCTGATTGCTGGTCTCCTTTTTCTCTTGGAAGTACATTTGGCTCTGGGTAGTTATCCATCATATCAGCGTGTTTTGCCGCAATAGAGTTAAACATCCAAGCCGATGTTGGCTGTGGTCTGTCCCCTGTTTCGCCTTTGGCAATTACGTCCCAATGACGAAGCTTCCACCATTGCTCTTCCTCGACAATTCTTTCCTCAAGGTTTTTCTTGCCGTTTTTATAATCTTTTAAGGTTTCTGCCGCCTTCGCAATAGCCTTCTTGTCTATTACCTGTGTTCCCTCTGCAATAGGCTCTGTTGCTACGCCTTCAGGTTGGGCTTTCCCCATTAACTTTTTTGCCGCTAAAGGTAAATAGTCTCTTATTGTCTTACCTTTGCTATTTGGTACATCTAAATTCAATCTTTATCACTCCTTAATACTTGCGATAAAATGCGTATCTATCAACTTTAATCTCATCATCTTCAAGTGGGTTATATTCAACAGGCTTTTTCTCGCCCTCTTCTATCGGTTTCAATGGATATTGCATCATAAGGTATCTGCACTCATCGTATGCGTGGTCTTCCTGCTTGGTATCAATATCCTCTGGTCTATTCTCGTCATATACAAGTAACGGAAGAGTCCTTATCAATGCCTTACAGTTAGAGAATACATACAGCATTGGAATACCCTCCGAGTCAAACTTCAATCGCTCGTGCATCTGCATTAAGCCTTGTAATCGGTTATGATTACCTTTATCGAAGTATATTCCGTTACTCTCGGCTGTTTCCGCTATGCTCTTGCCGTGAGATTTATCCCATATAGCTGGGTCTGCTACTCCGTATATCTGTTTGCCTGCTAACCAAGGATGCTCGTTCTCAATCCTTTTCATTTCCTTAAATATCTCGTCAGGAGTCCACTTAACACCGACATCAGCTTCTCCCTTAACACATCCGTATAGTTCTAATATCCTGTATGCCCTCAAATCTCCGTCAAAGGCTGTCCATGATGCAGAGAAAGGCTTACTATACCCAAAGTCAAAGGAACGATATATACGCCAGCTTTTTGGAGGCTCAAATGGAGATATAATATGCGTCCATCGTCTGTTGTCATAATGTGAAGGGTCATCTACAAACTCTTCGAATACCTGCCCACCATCAATACCCCAATCCCCAAGTCCTGCGACTTTATATCGTTTAGGGTTTCGGTTTTTCATATCCTCAAACTTCTGTTTATCTGACTCATCCAGCCACTCATTACACATATAATTAGTGGTCTTTGCGAGTATGTTTTCATCCCCTGTAACATCAAAAAAACGCTTTTTAATCCAATGCGTTGAACTCCAAGGGTTAAATGTTAATGTTATCTGCTTGAATAATGGAGCAGGGATATTACCTCTTATAGACTCATCAAGCATATCGAAATCTTCTTCTCTCTCAACTTCGTATGCTTCCTCAATCCACATCCAACATAAATAGCCCGTTGGAACGGATATTGATGTAATCTTCATCGGGTCGTCTAAACCTCTAAAGAATATCCTCTGTCCTGTCGGTTTATATATGGCGTATAACGGAGAGGTCGTAAAATCCCACAAATGAGCAACGCCCAATCGGTATGTCGCCCATTTCAAGTCTGAATAACAACTATCTCTCAATGTCGCAAAGGTCTTACGCACCACAAGCGTATTCGCAAGTGGATATAGCATCATATAGTAAATAAACCATAATGCAGTTGTTTTACTCTTCTTTGATGCACGACTACCCTTGCATACTCTGTATCTGCCCTTAAAACGCCAAAAATCGCCATATCCCCCACCTATAAGGTCAGGTAAGTATATTTCGTTAGTCTGCAATCTCATCACTTCCTGTAAACACTACAGGGCTTAAATTGACATTGCTATCAATCTGCTGTTTCTCACTCCACCCTTTGAAGTTGTTGGATAGATTGAATTTGGCTCCGTTTACTCCGTCTTTATCAAACAATCTTTCCTCTGCATATTGCTCTATTCTTGACTTCGCTCTCTTAATCGTGTCTACAAATGCTGGTTTCCCCTCATAATTCAAGAGTGCCTGTCTTGTATTAAATCCTAATGCAAGAGCAAGTCCTGTTATGGTAAGTGGTCTTTCTTTTGTCTTTACAGGATGTCCATTCTTATCTGTTACTGCACATCCATCGACTATGACATACTCGCCATTACAACTCTCAAAGTATTCATCTATTACCTTCTGCATTTCTTCTACTGTTTTGTACGCTGGTGGTCTGCCACTTTTTTTCTCACTCATAACCTTGCTCCTTTCTTAAACTATAGTTTGACATTCTATAAAACCACATCGGGAAAACATAAATGTCTATGTTATCTGCAGAGTAACAATGTTTATTAAACTAATAAAAGGTTTTGGCTGTCATTGATGGACTCGAACCACCATTAACGGAGTCAAGTTCCGTCGTCCTACCCTTAAACGAAATGACAATATATTATGGCTGGGCTACAAAAACTTCCTGCAGGAAGAAACATCACCCAATTAAAACAAAAAGCTAAAAAATGTTTTTTACTACACTAACCTTGAAAAGGAGGTCTGAACTATGATAACCACGTCCACCCATATAAAACGCTACCATAAATGTCGAATAATATTCCCCTTTTAAGTGGAATTTGGAAAATATTTTCTTTGTATCTCCTATACCCTGTGGTATAATATAATCAAACAAAGGAGATGAGCATAATGAGAGCCTATCAAATCAAAGTCAATGGTAAACCTTTCAGCCTTCCATTCACGCATCACCAAGACTGTATCGCATTATTATCAAAGACAAAGCTTGAGGATGTGCAAGCGATTCTTATTGAAGCTGTCGAAATCGGTGTAGGCGATTCTTACCGAACAGGTAATGTGGTTTATCGTAAAGACGAAGTATTCAAAGGCGTTGTTAGTGGCTGTTACTACAGCGACCACCCCGAACACGTCTAACCAAGGAGATGGGATATGAGCTTAACGGAAGCACAGAAAAGAGCTAAAGAGAACTACAACAAGAAAGTAACCAAAATAGCCATTGAGTTTTATCCGCAGGATGCAGAGCTTCTGCAAAAGGTAAACGAGCAACCAAATAAACAAGGCTATATAAAATCACTAATAAAAAAAGACATCCGATAATGGATGTCTTTCTTATTTTCTGCCTACGAGATAATCTACCGACACATCAAAGTATTCTGCTATTTTAACGAGCGAATGTAGAGTCGGTTCATCTTCTCCGTTTTCATATCGTCTTATCGCATCAGAATGTAATCCGCACAATTCAGATACAACCTTACAGCTAACACCCTTACGTTTTCTTAACTGTTGCAACCTCTCTCTAAATCCCATATCATTACCTCTTATTCTTCTGTGTTAATCTCATAATAAAGGCTAAACTCATCATTACCAGCTATTGCTCTGGTATCGTATTTCTCCAGAGCTTCATTCACTTCTGCTGGCGTAATTGCAATCGCATTGTCCTGTGTTGCTCCCAGCTTCCGCAATAGGATAGCTATATACGCACTATGCACCTTTGCAATCTGCTCATATCCCGCTACCTTTTCTCTTTCCTCTGCTACCATCTTCAGCAATTTACCATTTTTCTTTTTTAACTGTTCCATTTCCTGTTTCTTTGTTAATGCCATTTTCTACTCCTCGCTTTCCTTTTTTGGCTCATAGTCCTTACACTTCCTGTCTAAAGCACATTTTCTTGTTGTCATTTCTCTATGACCACTAACCGAATAAAGCGAAAAGTTTAGAGTTTTTGTTTCTACAAGATGCTGACATCCTTTGCATAAGTCTCCGCATTGATGTTCTCCTGACTCATACTCTGTTACTTTACGTTTAAGCTCTGCTATTATTTTCTCCATTTCGTAACACTCGCTCACTTTGCTTTTTAATTCCACGTATTCTTTTCTTTTAATAATCATTTTCTACTCTCCTTTTATCTCTATTTCCGTTCTCGGCTCTTTCTTATCGCAACTTGCCGACAACACCAGCGTAACCACATTGAAACTATCATCTATCAAAATACCTTCTCTTACGAGTGGGTCTAACAGCATCTTCCCCGAATAATTATCAGGGTCTCTGCTTCTCTTATCCTTAAAGTAATACTTGATATGTACGATAGCCTTCTCAATCGGTTTTTTAGGCTTTTCTGCCCTGCTTAATGCACCTTTAATCAACCAATGCCACCTTTGTTTCTCTCGCTGATATACGGCATAATTATATGTTTTTCCCATATACTTATTATTGCTTGGTGGTATATCGTTAATTACTATCTTCATTCATCCTCGCCCACCTCTTTCTTTTGTTGTGCGTAAATCTTCACCATAAATTTTCTTATATTCTGCAAGTAAAGAATTTACAACATACTGCTGACGAGATAATTTGCTTTTAATTTTGTTGTATTTGTCGCATTCTTTGTCAATGGTTTTGAGCCATCTATTCTTGACAAATAATTCAAACGACTGTTTCAACAATTCAGCCATTATGTATCACTCCTTTTACAACCATTCACCATTTCTATCACTTCGTCATAGGATTTATCAACTATATAAAATGCTCGTATATTATCCTCTTTATTAAAGAAATGCGGACTCATATATATAACACATTCCTTTTCTGATACTTCTTCTATTGACTCGATATGCCTTACATTGATATATCTTCTCTTGCCATCGGTTATCTCAATAAATTTATTCATTCTGTATCACTCCTTTGAATTGCGATTTTATTTCCGTTCTCCGTAACTGCAAAAATCTGTTGGTTTCATTTCTTCAAACAAGTTCATAACATTGTTGCAATATGGCGTATAACTTTTACCAATTTCATAATGTTTGCAATCCTTACACCTTACCACTTCCACAACATCTGCTGTGGGTTGTCCCATAATTATTACCTTTGCCCTTGCTCGGTCAAAATCATCTTTCAACGGCGAAAAATCTATTTTTTCTGCATCAATATACCTTGCCATCACCCCTCACCGCCTTTCAACTTTGCTTCAACTTCTTCCCATTCTTCCCAAGTGAAAGGATGACTTGCAAATACATACTTCCCAATGGAATCTTTATCATAGGTATGCACCATTTTGATTCTTTCGATTTTTCCCTCAAATCCAAGACTTTCAATATACTCTACCTGATGGACAATCTCCCCCTTTAACTCATCCCCCACCTTACAAGGTGGTACAATAACACCATTTTCAAGAAGATAGTCGGCAACATCTTCGGCTTCGGCTATTGTGTTCATGTAATGGCCGCACAACAAATCAATCAATCTATCACGCATCTGTGCCACCGCCTTTTAATTTATCAAGCAATTTCATAATCTTTCCGTCTTTCAAAGAGGGTGTACCACTCATTAAGTAACTAATACAATCATTAAGACTTTTGTTTCCTCTCACAATACAAACAGGAACACTATCAACCATTAAGAGGTGTTTATATGTTGAGCTGTATTGTTTTATTTTTATTGTGCTTATATTCATTCCTGCACACCACCTTTCTCTTCTTCCATAACTGAATTACAGCCATCACAAACTTTTTTCTTTGCCCAAGAGTGTTTTCCACATCGAGAGCACATATATCCATCATCATATTTTTCACCTAAAAACACTTTGGAATGATAATATTTTGGCATCCAATGTGGTGGTTTTCTCTTGTCAACATCAACGCCCATATCCCTTAATATGCCATCTATAAAGGCATTCGTTATGTTCATTCCACACCGCCTTTCTCGGTTGGGTGGTCTGCAATCGTAACACCGTTTTCGATAAGAAATTCAGCCGTGTGTTGTGGAGTTATCAGCATTCTTTTCTCGTACTGTTCGTCAAAAGTTTTAATCAGCAATTCAATCAATTTCTCTTTCATTTCCCCTCATCTTCCTTTCTCTGCTTATCTATCATCCAATGGTTGTACTCTCCAGCTCGCACAGGAAAGCGATATTACAAGCCAGATGTTTTAAGTGCTCTATTCCACTTTCCTCACCAGCTCCCTGTGGGTCATTCAAGTACGCCATAAAGTGCCTGAAGGCCGCATCCCTATATCTTTCAACCTCTACCTCTTTCCAATTCTCTGGATTACCATACTTCCTGTTGCCATACTCTCTAACTTCTGCAATATCAAATATGATTTGTCGAGGTACTAATGTGAGCTTCGGTTTTCCTGCATCTGCTTTAGCTAACTGACTATTCATACTCACACCCCCTGTTAAAACGGCAAATCATCATCCGCATCAATCGGGGCAAAGCCTTCGTAGTTATCCTCTATTATCTTTTCTACACTTGATGTATCGTTAGTAGTTTCCTCTTTTTTCTCCCCTGCAAAAGAAACCTCGTTAGCGATAACTTCTGTAGCATAATTCTTCTTTCCGTCCTGACCTTCCCAAGTTCTCGTTGCAATTCTACCTACAACAATAATCATTCTGCCTTTACCAAACCAATTTTTAACAAATTCTGCAGTCTTGTTCCACGCAACAACATTGATAAAGTCAGTTGTTTTGTTCTCGCCGTAGCCGTTATCAATCGCCATAGAAAAGCTACAAACAGGTGTACCTGAATTGGTGTGTCTTAATTCTGGGTCTTTTGTTATGCGACCCATTAAAATTGCCTTGTTAATCATTTCATATCTCCTTTTTGTTTATTGTATTTTTTAATAAATGTGCTATAACTTGTACTGTCCAGCCGTTGCCTAACATTTTATAGGCTTGAGAATCACTTACAGGGAACTCGTACCACTCTGGCACAGTCTGTAGTCTCATGCACTCTCTTACTGTGAGCTTACGGATTATATAGAAGCCATCATCGAGTTTAATTGGATACTCTTTACCTTTGATTGTTATTAAACCATTTTTAACTTCATAGACTTTATATTCTTTACCATCTGCGAAACTAATCGCTTTTATCGGCTTACCATCTTCGTCCCATTCGCAAGGTTCAGCATAGCAAATTGATGAAGTCATAAATACCGTGCAACTACTTGTTTTACTTGCACATTGGGCAGTCTGAGTTGGTGCTTTATCTGTGATTTCTGCATTATTGTACGGATTCCACATTTCAGGTATGTATCCAAACTTTTCAACGGCTTTATCAAGCTTGTTCTCTACAAACGGAGTAATGTCGGTCTCCAACGGAATAGCATAAAGCCCTGTCTTTGCACCAGCTCCACCGCCACCAGCACTTAATGTTACCGCTTTCCCTCCGATGCTATAAACTCTGCCCGACTGGCTTGTGCTTTGTTCACCGTTAGGCTTCGGCATAGCACCGACTCTTTCAGCAACATAATCTCTTACTTGTTTGTTAGGGTTATCGGGAAAGGCTTCTGTTTTAAGGCTTCCTTCCCCGCATCCTTTGTTGGCATAACTTGCACCTAACACTCTCGCCTTATCGGGATTGCCATACTCGGGTATTCGTGCGGCGCCTTCCAAAATATCTTTAAGTAAAATTCCTCTATCTTCGGGCTGTTCAATTTCAACCTTGCTATATGTACCATCATCGTTCCTCATACCTACCCAATACAATCTCTGTCTGTTTTGAGCAGAAACAAGAGCACTATTTGTAAGTATCGCTTCAAATCCAAACGCCTCATCAATACTCTGTCTGATTGCTTTACTCATTGACTTGTTGTTCTCGTAAATAAAATACTTCGGCTTTGCTTCTTTTATAGCTCTCACAAACTGCGAGAATAATTCCCAGCCCATACCAGAGGCTTCTGTTTCTCTGTTGTTCTTTTGTGCAATACTCCAGTAAGTACAAGGTGAGCCACCAATAAGATAATCAAATCCCTCGTACTCGGTGAAATCTGCTCCAAAGACATCTCCTCTGTGTTCTATCACAGGGAAATTGTGCGATGATGTTTGTATTGCATATTTATCAATTTCGTATGCAACATATCTATCAACTTCAAGCCCCTGCTCAAGCATAGCCAACATCCCACAACTCATGCCGTCAAATAAACTTAAAACTTTCATTCTTACTCCTTCCTATATTCTTGTTGTTCTATACTCCAGCTCTCACCATAATGCCGTTTCATATACCGACATATAAAGTCCATTATTTTAGGGCTTTCATCGCTCTCGTCAAACTTCCTATGACAATCCCAACAGAGAGTAACTATATTCGTCTCTATCCCTCTACCGCCACGACTTCTTCTCAATATATGAGCACAGGAGAAGGCTGTAATGTTGCCTGTAGGTGCAGGCTTCCCACACCACAAGCAACAAGGATAACCTTCTACACTATCACGCCGAGCTACTGCTTTTTTTACCTCTATGGGTATTTCAAGGGCTTTAGTTCGCTCAGACTTCATTTTTCTGTTCCCACTCCTGCAACAACAAGCTCTTCTCTCGTTCTGATATAACCTCAATATCAAGAGCCTTTGCCTCGTCAATGATGCCGTCTATCAATATAGACATCTCTCTCGTGTCATACTCTGATGAGCCTTTATACACCTTGTAATGCGTAAACTCTTTGCCGTTTACTGTGCCTTTGCCAAACTCTTCATAGTATTTGAAATAGCCCTTTACATTGACTGTAGAAAGCACCGAGATAATATCGCTCTGTCCGTACTGTTTCAGCATATCTACATAGATACTGTCCTTGTCTGTCCTCAGTACATTGGCTATCTCCGTACAAAGCTTCCAGCAAAGAGCATTTGCATCTGTACTTCTCTTTTTCCGCTTTCGCTCTATCTCATAGTTACCAGCCTTGAATTTATAAGCAAACCGCCGTATCTCTGCAAGGTCAGGAGACTTAAGCAAAAGCTCGTCTCCTGCTACTCTACACTCTGTTATCTGCATACAGAATACCTCGCATAACTTATTTGCTCTCCGTATCGGTTTTTAGCTGTCTCCATTGTTCTTTTTACAGGAACGCCCTGTCTTTTAAGGTCGCTAATTCGAGATGCCAACCTCATACAGCCAAACTCTCGTAAAGCATCGAGCTGTGTAATACTCCCCTTTTCCTCAATGTATTTAAGTATTCTTTCGCATTGGCTTAACTTCTTTGCCATACAATCACCCTCTTTTTTGTAGTAGCATTTCTAATCGCAAGAGCATTTATCTTTTTATCCTCAATAACAATCTTCTCTACCTCAAACTTATCATTACAGGAGTATATCTTTTTCCCTTCTCTGTTTGTCCCTTCATTGATGTTGCAATCTTCAGCCTTTACCCATATAAAAGGGCTTGTATAAAGTTCTCTACCGATACCCCAATTAAAACAAGCTCTCTTGAAGGAGTCAGAAGCCTCACCTTTTTCCTTTTCTGTGTTGCTCTCTACTCCACAATCACTTTTCCATACCCATTGAGGAATGGGTAAGTCATTGACATGAATACCTACTCGGCAGAAAAGGTTGCCCTTACATTCGTAATGTTCTCTCTGCCAATTTTCTACGCCTACAGTTTCATCAAGTATGTTCATATCGCACCTTGCATTTTTGTAGAGCAGTAATATCACTCCGTTCTGCTTTGCACTCTGTACTCTTACTTCAATTTCATCTGCTGTTAAATCTCTAAATTCAATCATCAATCTCAATCCTTTCTAACGGACAATGTGTTCCGACATATCTTTCTGGGTAATTTATAATTTCTTGGTTTAATGCACAACGCTGTGTTGCCTTGATATAAAACGGACAATGCTTACAGGCTATTTCTGCATTTCCTTTATAGTCAACAGGAAAGCCAACTGTTACTGTCGCACGCCCTATTACATAACTTGCGACTCCGCTATCAAAGTTCGCCATTTTAATAACTCCCCTCTACCTTTGTGAATTTCTTAAGTAAACAAGTCTCGCAAAGCTGGTCTCCGTCATATTCGTATAATGTTTCTTCTTCTTTACACTCATCGCAATAATAATGTGGAGTTCTTTTTTTTCCACAATCTATACAAGGAAGTCCACAGTCCACGCAGTCGTTTTCATACCTTACCATTTTCTTTCTCCTCTTTTTCTTCCCAATATTTCGCACTATCTTCGTCAATCCTTAACTTTCTTATGATTTCAAGTTTCTCTTCTGCAGGAAGACTGATACTATTTACTATTACAATCTGTGCTTTTCTGTAAATTTCGCTATTTTTCATACCTATTTTCCTTTCCAATTTGACAAATTTTAGTTTATGTGATAAAATTCACATACAAAGTTTTATTTGGTCGCTTTTCTGGTCTGCTCACCGAAGGCGACTTTTTTTATGCCTTGTATCTCTCTGCATTTGCTATAATCTCTCTGCTATACTGTGTTGAGTTTCCGTTGTAATAGCCCCGATTATATGCTACTAACGCTCCCTCTGTGCTGTGATACTTCTCTGTGAGCTGTGCCATTATTGCACAGGCTGTTCTAAAGTTATCCTTTGGTACAGTAAGGTCTGTTGCTCCTATCTCGGTCATAAGTCCGTACCACCATTTAGGCTGTATCTGGCAATATCCGTAAGAGTCTCCACCATCGCCTAACACATTCTTAAACTTTGTTTCTCTGTCTATCAGAGCAATCATAATGTAATAGTCCACTCCAAACTCTTTTGAAGCCTCGTATAACTCTTCCTGTAGCTCACAAGCAAGAGGAATATCAAGGATATATCCTTTTACCTCTGTTACATCAGCCGTAGCTACCACAAATTCATCGATTTTTGTGGTTTCCTCGTGTGATTGACCGCCTACCCATAAGCTGATACCCCCTAAAACTATCACGGCTAAAATCACCCAAAATCTTGGTTTAATCTTCATTCTGCGTTTTCTCATTTTCTACACTCCTTTCTGCAAGATTATTGTTTATGGCTACCATTGTGCGAAACTCGTTAAATGCTTCGGCAAATAACTTCTCTCGCAGTTCCAATGTCAGCTCTTCTTTTGAATACTTATTGCACTTGATATAAAATACTGTTGCTATGTGCTTTATAGCTTCGTATAAATCCATATTCTCTCTCCTTTCATAGTCCTAATAGATTTTTCATATCGCCGTAACTTTCCCTTATGGCTTTTCTTCGTCTGTTCTCTCCGCTAACTTCTATCGGGAAACAACGCTCTAATATCCTGTCATAGATTCGCATATTGTCTATGTCCTCTGTCGCCTTGATTTTATCCATCGTTAAGTTGGTAGTGATTATCATAGGCAATCCTGCTCTGTATCGTGCATCAATAATGTTATAGACTTGCTCTCTGGCGAAAGGTGTATCTCTCTCAATTCCTAAATCATCGAGAATAAGAAGAGCATTACCATTTATGCCGTCAAGGTAGTCTTGCTTTTCGTAGGTCGCCTGTAACTCATTAAGCACCTTTGCAAAGTTCGTAACCAATACTGAATAGCCTTTGTCTATTAAGGCGTTAGCAACTTCACAGGCCGCATAGGTTTTTCCTGTTCCGCAATGTCCGTATAACAACAATCCCTTGCCCTGCTTTTTCAGTTCAGCGAAATTGTCAACATAGTTCTGCATAGCCTTTGTTACTCTTTCGTTTGACATATCATCATTCGCAAAAGTCCAGCCCTGCATCGCTCTATCTTGAAAGCACCTGTCTCGCAATTCGTGTATTGCCTGTATGCGTTCAAACTCTTTGCGTTCCTCTTCCTCTTTCCTTTGCTTTTCTGATTCACAATTACATAAGCAATAAGGTCGCCTTACCACACCGAGTATGTTTACTTCAAGCTGTTTCCTTGTACGGCATTTCCCGCAATACAAAAGCCCTTTATCGTCGTAATAATCGTCCTCGTTTACTTTGGTGTTTTTCTCCGTAGTCGCCATAAGATTATCTAAAACCTCTGAAAACATCTTTACACCCCCTTAAAACAAATCGCTTAAATCGTCTATATCCTTCGGGTTAGGCATACACCAGCCTTCGTTTTTGTTTGGTGTAGCTTTTTGCTTTTCCTTATCTCTTCTCCCCCAAGCTCTTATAGTTGCAAGATGGCTTTTATATTTCACACCCTTACTTTCGATGTACTCACTCAATCTCTCAATCCGTTCTTCCCAATCGGGAAACTCGGCTTTAAGCTTGGCAAGTTCCTCATCCGATAAGAGAACATTTTTATAGAGTCCGTATTTATGACGAGAAGGTTTTGTCGGCTTGTCCGACTTATTATCTTTCTCTATCTCTAACTCTTTCTCTAACTCTTTCTCTATCTCTTGTCGGACATTGTCTTTTTTTTGTCCTTGCTCAATAAGTTTTTGTCTATATTCTCTTTTTTTCCTTGCAAACTCTGTTTCACTTCCTGTTAGTTTTAAGACCTCTGACATATAAATAGTGTGGTCGTCAAATATCTCAATCATATTTAATTCAGCAAATACCTTTAATGCCGACCTTACTATATCTATGTTTGTGCTTGTTATTACCGACAGCATCTTTTCGTTATATGGGATTGTTTCACTAAAACGGAGATGCCCTTCGTGGTCTATACTTTCAAGAAGCATTTTGAGATAAAACAAAATGTAATCTTTGCCGTTCTCCATTTCCTCAATTATTCGTATATCGTGTCGCTTAAAGAAATCTCTTTTTAGCTTCAACCAATAGAATTTTTTTACATCTGGCAATCTTCCGCTCTCCTTTCCCCTCTTATGTCTGCAAGTCGCTTGTTAAGAGTGGGAATGTCTATCCCAAGATATTCAGCTAATAATGTAGGGCTTATGCTGAAGCTCCACTTTGTACTGTTCGGCATCTGCATCGCAATACCGATTTGTAGGAAACCTCTCTTCATAGCCTCATACACAAACAAGTTTGACTTACCAAGCAACTTTGCTACTTCACATACAAGGATTTTACTTTCTTTATTCATTATCGCTCCTTTCGTTGTGCTAAAAGCACAATCTTAAACCAAAAAAAATTTGTTATTTCGCTGACCATATAATATCGTCAACCTTCATTCCGTAAAGTGTCGCAAACTTTTTAGCAAGTTCAACGCTTGGCTTGCTATTATATTTTTCATAGTTCACAATAGAATTTTTGCTGATTTTAAGTTCTTTAGCAACTGCTTCCTGTGTTAAGTTTGCATTAACTCTGGCGGCCTTTAATTGTATTGCCATTTTTTCACCTCTTTTCAATCATCTGTGCTTTAAGCACAATTCTATGTTATCATAACATTTTTTGTTTGTCAATACCTAAAGCACAAATTTTTTAAAAAAATATTGACTTAATTGTGCTTTTAGTATATAATGTAGAAAAAAACAGGGGGTGATACTATGAACCACAAAACAATATTTTCTACCAACTTAAAAAGAAAAATGGATGAAGCAGGAAAAACAAGGAGGGATATATGCGAAGCATTAGGTTTTAGTTATTACACCGTAACGGACTGGGTTAATGGCAAGAAGATGCCAAGAATGGATAAGGTCGAAATACTT